TTGAGGTATAAAGTTTATCAATAAACTTTTCAAATTTTTTAGTATTTGATTTATTACGAACTATTACTTTTACAATTTTATTTTCATACTCACGAGTATCAAAAGTTTGATAATTATCATCATCATAATAAATTATACAATACATTTTATATGGATTGTTTACTGGAGTGTGCTCAAAAGTTTCAGTATCAAAGATATGAAATCCACGAGTATCATTTACATCATTCCAAAAAATCTCATAAGGATTTCCAAGATAAAATACAGTACCATTATTTGAACGAGTATGATAGTGCCCAGAAAATACCTTTGTAAAATTATCAAATACAATAGAATCCATTCCATCATCCATTATATGCCCACGATAAGCTTGAAATCCATTCAATTCCAAGTGCCCCATAGCAACTTTACACCCACTCTTTTTGATTAGACGTAAAGTTTTTTCTTCATTGTCTGCACAAATCCAAGGAATCAGAAGAACATTTAAGTTTCCAATTTTAATAACTTCAGGATCACTATAAGTTTTTATATTTGAATAATTTTGAAGTAAAAGGGAGGGAGAGTTTACACTATTAGTATTTTTATAATAAGCATCGTGATTTCCAACGAGCATGTGTACATCATATTTTAAAAGAGGATCTAATACAACTCTTTTTGTCCATTCCAAACTCTGATAATCAATTGACTTACGACTATCAAAGGCATCTCCAAGATGAAGCACCGTAGTGATTTCTTCCTTTTCTAAGGTTGGGAAAAATACATTTTTATAAAATTGCTCAAAATAGTCGTGAAAAAGTTTTGAACCTTTCCTCGCACCGTAATGGGTATCGGAAATTACACAAACTTTCACTTTTGTTGTCTCCTACTATTTTCTTGTGAGGTTTTCATAAGATGCTCTTTATTAGTAATAATTTGAAGATTATCTGGATGGTGCAATCCACCTTCAAATAAGGGAACGATATGGTCTACATCATACTGCACACCAGTAGTAAAAGTCAAGTGCTGTGCTTGTTGATATACTTTCTGTATTTCTCGAAGTTGCTGCTCCGTAATATCTATTGGAATACCAAGTTGTTTTCTTGCAAGGTATCTTCTTGTCTTTTCACAACTTACTGCTTTACCTCTTTCAGTTTTAGCATATTTTCTTTTTATTCCATTAACTTTTTCTTTATTATCCTCACAATATTTTTGCTTTTTTTCCTTTGTTCTATAAGGTTCCATCAACTCTTTATTATTAAGTTTTTCCAAACCAGATTTTATAGAACACGGAGCACAGTTATAAGAACTTACGTATTTCTCACAACTACCACAGTGCTTGCATAGTGTATTTCCGATATAAGTTTTTTCACCTTTCTCAATTGCCTCTTCACGGGCAGCACTTTTTTGAGTATATCCTTTTGCCTCTGCCCTTTCTCTATTCCTTTTTAAATTTTCCGCCATTACCAGTTTTCGTTCTTCGGGCGTATATTTTGGTTTAGTCATTCTTTTTCTAACTCCACAATACTATAATTATTTATAACACTTTGGAGTTAGAAATAGTATTAATATCTTATTTTACTGTGTATGTCATCTTTTATTGAGTTATATTCTGAATAATTCCCACCGTCAAGTGTATTATCATCTGTAAATACTTCACTAAATCCAGAACGTTCAAGTATTTTATTTTTGATTTCTAACTGACGTTTTTCTCTTTGTATACGACGAAGAAAGGCATAGTAGATAATCTGTGTAAAGTAAGCAAAAGGATTTTCAGACTTCTTTGGATTAAAGTTATGAATATATTGAACACAATTTTCAATTCCATCACAAATCATATCGTCTTTAAACATATAATTTACGAAGTTTGGTTTGAATGAAAGATGATTAGCAATCTTTAAAAAACATTCACCTATGTAACGTGGTATCACTGGTTTGGGTTTATCTTGAAGAGAAGCAATTTCAACATCTTCCCTATACTTAATGAGAGCAGCAAGAAAATCTTTGTTATTTACATAATGATCTGACCTTTTTCTTTTAGTCATAACATTTGTTGTTATCATAAGTTTTGTTCATTAATATGTATGAATTATAACATGTATTTCAATAGTTGACAAGTTTCTCAAATAAGTGTACAATTACCTTTGTGAGGGTTGAAAAGATTGGTATAAGTTACTTAGAGATACTTAACTAATCTTATAGAGCTTCTCCAAGATTTCTTTAGCATCATTTACATTTGAAAGATAACCCATTGTTTTACTTGGTTTAGATTCATTAATTCCTTTTGTATCCAGTTGTCTCACATATGATTGATACATTACAATCATTTCAATATCAAAAGATTCTGACATTGTAAGAACATCATTTAAATTAATAACAAACATATCCTCTGTTGTTGTTTTCATCCAAGGTTCAAACTTATAACCAGAAACTCCAAATCTATTTTTAATTTCTGATATCATAATTGGATTTAGAATAATTAATAAAGTTTTATCTTCTTCTTCCACAGCAGATACTTTGGCAAATATTTCTTCACCTGATTTCAATTTTATTGTTGAGTAAAAATCTTCTTCCATTAGTTTTTGAGTTGTATTGTAATTATTTCGTAATTGAATTTTTCTTCTGAGTATATTTTAATTCTTTCTATAAAGTGATTGAGAGTATAGTTCTTTCTTGAGTTATAAGTACAATCATCAGAGATATCATATAAAACTGCTTTTGTTTTGTTTTTACCTTTTCTTAAAACTCTTCCAATTGATTGAAGATTTCTAATTCTAGATTTACTAGGAGAAGCAAATATTACATTGTGTAGATTTTGAATATTGATACCAGTTGAAAATGTACCATAAGAAGCAACAATAATCGCATCATTTTCCTTTTCAGTAATCTCACGAGTGAGTTCTCTTTCTTCAGTATCCACACCACCATGAATAAAGAAAACTTTTCTATCATTCTTCTTATTACTATTTATCTTTTCATATAATATAGATCCATGTGTTTCAACTCTACTGTATAATACTAGAGTGTTTCCTTTTAAATCTAACGCAAGATTTTTAATAAAGTTATTTCTTTTCTCATGAGTTATTAAGTATTGTATCTCATCTTCATAAACATCAAACTTCTTGGGAGAATGTTTGAGAACTATACACTGAATATCCAACTGAGAAAGATGTCCTTGCTTCATCAGCACATCTGTTCTTGTAACTTTATATGAAGGGCCGAATAATCCTTCTAAAACCCATTTATGAGTTTGAGTTCCATCTAAAGTTCCAGTAAATCCAAAACGATATTTAGCATGATGTAATTTAGTCATAATTGATATTAATGACTTGCTCTTGAATAAATGAGCTTCATCACCTATAATGACACCATAATCTTCGAAGAAAGAACGTTCAAGTTTGTATATTGACTGCCAGGTTGTAATTGTAACTGGATGTTCGTTTGTTTTTTCTCTTCCCGAATAAATTCTGTGACAATATGATTCAGCATCCCAACCATAGTCATGAAAATCTTTATACATTTGCTCCACGAGTGATGTCGTTGGAACAACTAAAAGTATTTTTTCGTGTTTATCTACATAGTATCTCACTAACGAATAAATCATCAGAGATTTGCCTGATGCAGTGGGAGATATCAATAGTTTTCGATTATGCCTTAATGCACCATATACTCCCTCTACTTGATAATCACGAGGAGTGTGACAACAAATAGATTTCATATAATCTTGAACACCCTCAAGTGAGATACCCTCATTTATTTCAAAGGGTTGCCCATAAAATTTATTGTCTTCAAATGTATAAGTATAATTAGATTGCTCACAAAAACTTATAATCTTATCTAAAAGACCAACATAAATCTGTTTAGTTCTAACATCAAATAAATGAATTTCCCCATTCCAATGCTTATTTCTATACTGGGGCATAAACTTTGCCCCATCTACTTGGAATGTAAAATGATCTCTTAATTCATACTCAATGTGTGGTTGAGTTTCTAAATTTAAAAATACTTCGTTTGCTTTTTTAATAATAACGTCTGTTACACTCACGATGATTTGTTCATCTGTGAGTATTTATCTACCCCAATCCACTCATAAATTTT